ATTGAGTTGTCCAACCTGTATTCCAAGATTGCTCAATAGTTTTGTATTATGTTCAGACGATAATACTTGACGCATAAGACCGGTAAACAATGCTGCGACTTCTGAATTGGTCAGTCGGTTGATTGCGATGACATCATAGAAGTGTTGATTGATTTCGTCTAGCGACTGCTTGTTTTGATTCAGATAGTCTGAGATTTTCTTCTCTGCTACTTTGTTGATCATTCTTCGTCACTCCCTTCTCTTAATTTGATATATCTTATATTCTCTCAAATTCGCTACACTTTCTAAAACATTATTAAATCAAGTGTTTTAATAGCTATCATTTTATCAGTTTAGCATTTCCACGATATATCAAATTAATACTCTGAAAATAAAAATCACAAGTCAAATTTACGCATTAGATCATCTAATTGGTCTTGTTTGATACCAATATACCTAAGCGTAATCATTGGACTTGCGTGATTAAAAGTTTCCATCAATGCGGCTACATCTTTAAATTGTTTGTAATGATGATAGCCGTAAGTCTTTCTCATAGAATGGGTTCCGATGTTATCAATTCCTAAAAACTCAGCAGCTTCTTTTATGATGTTCCAGCACTGTTCAGGTGATAGTGGTTTGTTATTTCCTTCTCTGCTTTGAAAAATATAGTAATGATGTGGTTTATCTTTGACGAATTCTCTCATTTCCCTTTTGAGAGTCTTCGTCATTCTAAAGGTTCTGACTTTCTTTGTCTTGCGTTCTTTGACTCTAATATGCCAGCCTTGAACATCTTTAACTTTGAGATTAACAATGTCTCCTATCCTAAGGCCTGAGCTTATTCCAGTAAGGAAGAGCATGTAATTACGTCTCCGTCTATCTGGGTTTTCGGCACTCTCATGAATCAAATAATCTTTCATTGCTTGAATGTCATCTTTATCTCTGATTGGCTCAACTAAGTTCACACGTTCCTCCTTCCCAGAATAATATAAAAGTCACACGGATTTGTGTGACTTTATGTTTACCTATTAGTTTTATTCATGATACAAATATAACACATTGTTTTTGTCACTTCTATACGTTTTTGTGACAAGATTACATCAAAAGTATTTTGGCTAAAGTGTCCAATATAACTTCGCGTCGTCTATAAATTTGCTTTCGGTGCTTATAAAGATAGCCAGTATCTCCGTTTTGCATAATATACAAAATTTGAACCCAATCGTACTTTGTATGTTCTCCCCAACGCAAATGAAAGATTTTCTTATCATCTGGTTCGAGTGCATCAAGTAATTTTGAAATTGCTGTTTGAAACTCTTCCAATTTTAGAATCACTGGATCACTAGCGTATGTAATGGCTAGGTTTTCGGATGTATTACATGGAGTGCCACTTCTACTAGCTCCCGAATCATCTATGTCTGGTATGGTTAAATTTTTAATTGCATAAAGCCTTTCTAGTTCGTGTCTCCGTTCTCCAATAAGCCTATCTATTTTTAGGTACTTAGCTTCAAGTTCAAATTCAAGAAAATCACGTCTAGTCTTGATTGCTGTCTTCTTTGTCAAGTCGTTCCTCCCATCTTCTTAATGCCTCAGCAATGTTCTCAGCGAAATAGCCTATGACTGTACAAATCTCCTGTACCGCTTGACTAATTGTATCAGCAATTGCTTCTAGCTGTTCCGGACTTAGTTTGCCCAGTTCCTGTTCCAACTGTTCCAATTCTCGTTGTCGTGCCTGCTTAGCTTTTTTCTTCTTGATTCTTTTGTTCATGCTTCTTGTAGGTCTCCCATGCTCCCATGATGATAGCGATTAACACAACCAACAGGAATGCAATCACAATCATTGCTGCTAAAAATTTAATAATTTCAAGTAAAATCATAGTTCCTCCTATCGTAGAAGCCAGGTAATATACCCACATACCAAAATCAAAATGATTGAGTCTGGAATGTTTCCGTTGTCTTCACCTAAATAATTTACTTCTAAAAATTTCCATATCCAGTCAATCACAATCAAGTGAAAGAAGAATGTTAAGACTGGTTGATATTCGCCAAATAAAATAACTCTCATTTCGCCCTCCATTTTCTCTTATTAGCTCTTTTCTTGGCTGTTTCTCTAGCCATCTCATCCCAGACATAGTCTGCATTTTCAAGCATGAGGTCCACGCATTTGTCTTTTAGGGTCTCAATTTCAATTTCTTGTCGCTCGATGTCTTTGTATGCACGGTTGTAAAGTTCATCTTTCAGGAACTCATTTTCTTTGAGCAACTGAACTACATCAATTTCAATCTTACATCCGTAGTCTGGTAACAATCTAATTCCATTAAAACTCATTTAATACCTCCTGTAATTTTTTTATTGTGACTCCTGCATAAATCCATACCGTGAAATATGTTGGAACATCTGTCGCAGAGCGGCTTATCACAAGTAAGAAACCTTGGTTGCTGATTTTTAAATAAACTGAAACTTCGATAGAATGTTATTCCTGTCTGACCAATTATAAAATCACACAACTTTGTTGCTCTTCTCTTGTAGCATTCATGGCATATATCATGTTTCGGTATGAATTGGACAATGTTGGTCGTCATCTAACACCTCCATATTAAACCCGCTATCAATAAATCTAAAGGTCAATTCTGGATTGATTCCATTGCCTAATCTTTGATAGATCAAAGCCATATCTTCATCTGAAAAAAGTGTTCCTAGGTAACGATTAAGAAAATTTTTGGTAAATTCTCTAAAAAGACAATTCCGTTTCTCACTTTTAAATGGTTGCCCTTTTGCAATTGTCCTACTGCACCACATCAATAATTTTGCAATGATGTCTCTTCGTGACTGTACTCCTTCCAAACTAAAATACGTGTTTGTTTTTGGAAGCAGTATCACTTCCAAATTCGCATTTATATATGACATTGGAAATAAGCCGAGCAGTTCTTTTAGTTCATTCATTAGTTCAGTATTCATTTCTTCTCCTAGCATTCGTAATTGTAGGCAAAATATAGATTTTCGCCTATCGGGTAGTAATAAACGCCATGAAAATCATCGCCAGAATAACCACCAGACTGATCGCAATATTCACCGTCTCCTTGTGGCGCTCCATAAGCACTGTGACAAATAATAAAACAACTCCGTAAGATACCATCAGATTCAATATTGATAAAAAAATCATTGATTCTCTTGTATTTACGAACACAATTTTCCACGAGCTTTTTCGGATAATGACCTTTGTCCACAATCATTTTTGTAACTTGACCATTGTCAATTTTTCTATATCCAAACATGTAAGTTATCTCGCTATCCAATTCCGTCCATCTTCTTGCCAAGCGAATGATATGTTTTGGAATTTTATATGCTGCCTTTTGCTTTTTCTTTTTAATCCGTTTGTTCATCATTTCCTCCTAAAACGGCAATCCATCATCAGTAATATCCATCGGCTGGCCAGCAAAATTAGGTGGCATCTGGTCTTCCATACTTGCTTGATTAGCTGCATTATCACGCTTTTCCAATACCTGGAAACTTTCAGCAACTACTTCAGTCACATATACACGTTGCCCTTGCTGATTATCGTAGCTCCGTGTCTGGATTCGACCAGTAATGCCAATCAGATGGCCTTTCTTGGTCCAATTAGCCAGATTTTCGGCCTGCTGACGCCACAATACGCAATTGATAAAGTCAGTTTCACGCTCTCCTGTCGATTGATTTTTAAAATTGCGGTTAACCGCCAAAGTAAAAGTCGCAACGGCTTGATTAGACGGTGTATAACGTAGCTCTACGTCCCTCGTCAATCTACCGACCAATACAACATTGTTGATCATTTCAAGTCCTCCAACGCTACCCACCGAAACTGTGGGTATTTCTGTGCTTCTTCTTGGGTACAGTGGTAGGCTTCTTTTTGTACAAAAACATTACTATCTGAAGACCAACACACAAAATCTGCAGCTCTCTTCGTGATATATGTATATTTCCAATACCTCGGCTCTGGCACATCGACCAGTAGCACGCCTAGTTTTTCGTTAGTCATTTAGTACCTCCTCTGCATCGAAAACTTCGGATATCTCACAATACGGACAAGTTATTATCACTTCATCTTCCAAAAAATCGACAAGAATCCGAACGTCTTTGAAACCTTGTGCGATTTGGTTACAACTGTTGCATACCAAATCAAATCTACTTTTCATCTAATACCTCCATCAATTCAGGATTTTCATAGATGTTACCAACAACTTTGCCCATACCGTAATCGCCATAAATGAACCTTTCATACCCATTGTCTAGAACAAAAGCTAGTAGGTCTTCATCAAATTTGATAATGCCATAGTTGTCCTCGTCTTGGTCTGGATAATATAAAATATCCCCAACATACACCTCGACTTGCCCAGTTGAATCCATCTTACCCGTTGATTGCATGAGTTTTGCACTACGTACACGCCTGCCAGCCTTGTTGCCCTCGTCCAACGTCACGTACAATCCGCGACTGGTCCAGATTACAGCTTTAACTCCATACATCTTACCTTCGTAAAATGCTCTATATCTCGGTATCATTTTCTGTCTCCTTCGTAAAATAGCCAACTAGCGCCTAATCCAAACATTATCTTCTGAGCAAGCGTCATCTCGTGGATAGTGTTAGGGACAAATGAATAAATTATCAGCATAAACCCAAAAGACCTTAATAATTGCTTCATTACTCCTCCACTATTTCCACTCCTGAGACAAATAGACTCTCGCAAACACAATGTTCCGAGCAGAATATGTTGTCCAAGCCATCCGGATCATCAAAATAATTAACGAGTAAGAAATTATCTCGAATCATCAGGTATTCTTCTTCAAGGATTTCGCTCTGACAATTTGCGCACATCGGACGTTCGTTATCTTCATTCACAATGTATTTCTTCATCACTCCACCTCCTTCGGCGGTTCAGGCAACGGCATCCAGTACAACTCATCACCGTCAGTGTTTTCGAAACATACACCCTCGCCACACTCGACCCAAGTATCTGTCCAAACATCCTTACCATCTGAGACCAATACCTCTTCATCGATTTCCGGGGTCATGCAATCCCACATAAAATCGTATTGGTAACCTTCTGCTATTTCTTCCTCTGTGAGAGGTCTCGTTACTAATTTAATCCATTCCATCACTCTACCTCCGCAGCCATGCTTTGCCAAAAATCAGCTTTTGCCAAACAATAACTTTTGTATCCAGCAGCAATTTCTTCCGGTAGCAAAAAATCAGTTGTAACGGCTTTGTCGCATTGTTTGCAAGAGCCATAGATATGGCTAGTTTCGACAAAATCTCTACAATAATGGCAAACATATACTTTAATCATCGCCAACCTCCTTAGCAAAACCTGCATCCCACGCCCACTCAAAATCCTGTTTGATTTCGGATTCTGTTAGTTGGTTGCTGCAATTCATTTGCCAAGTTGTTGACAAAGACTGTTTTAATAGTTCAAAAGCGTTATCCAAAAAACTTCTGATATCTGTATATAACGCTTCTGCTTGTTTTTCAAATTCCTTCTTATTCATCTGTTCCCTCCTAAAATAATTTAATCTGTGATTTATATTCTTCAAGTCTGGCCAGAGCTGATTGGTAAATTTGTCCGTCTTTCTCGCAACCGACGTACTCCAACCCTGCCTCTTCAAAGGCGATTAAGCTACTAGCCGACCCGACATAGGTATCTAGGATTTTGTCGCCCTCTTTGGCATATTTTTGGATAAGCCATCGGTACAAATTTACAGGTTTTTGTGTAGGATGTATCCGTTTTTCGTTTAGTTGTTTGTTGCCTTGCTGGACATGGCCCTCTGCAATGGATTTTCCTTGCATCATGCCATTCCACATATAGCGAAACAATCGCACGCTATCATGCATACTACAGTAAGCAATCTCACAATCTGAAAAGCTCGACTGTCCATTGACCTTATCCCAGACAATGCGACCGGGACCAAAATCATATTGGTAATAATTTACTCCCCAAATTATTTGATTTTTGGACACTCTCATCAGCTCATCAAAATAATCTTTGTCAGGTACGTTCCATTCGCTCGTCTGGCCATACAAACGTTGAACGCCAATTGGACTGATTTTCCGTCCATAGAACCTCCGTTTTTCAGGTCCGCTAAAATACGGGGGGTCTACAATAGCGAGGTCAAAATAATTGTCAGGATACTCACGCATCACCTCCATGCAGTCTGCATGAACAAATTTACTCATCTGTTTCCTCCAATCGTTTTGCTATCGCCTCAATCACATTTACCGTAACTGAGTTACCAGCCTGCTTGTACAACTGGCTATTACTATTTACTTCTTGCGCTCTATCAAACGCCCAATCTGGAAAGCCTTGCAATCTCCAACACTCACGAGGTGTCAGCTTGCGGATGCGGAAGCCATCTGTTATACCAAATGTTCCGCAATGAGTTGTACTAACACCACCATTTGCTGTCAGCGTTCCAACTTCGTTTTTTATGGTTTTGTTGTAAAAATCAAAAACCTTGACATGATTATTCTGGTGCCAGCTATTGCTAGTCAAGGTTGGTGCTGTATCATGCTCGCCGCCTCGATTGTAACCATGTCCTTTCTGGATGATTTTCGGCTCCAGTCCGCAAACAATAACCCCATGCTTGTCTTGAGCAGTTAGCGTAAACATTGGCTCACCGTCTGTTTTAAACCTGCGACCATTCTGTCGTTTCTCCTCGCGGTCTGGTGTTAAGACTGGGATAGCGACTTTTAATGGGTCTTTTTGAGTAGTCGTGCTACATAAGGTCGGAGCAAGACTATCAACAGACACTACATCGCCACTTTGCGACTTGCCCATTTTTCTGATGTTGCTGACCTTATTTATTTTTGGTTGTTTACTATCAATCGCTGTGTCATTTCCTCCGAAAGGAAATATCGCTCGTCCACCTGCGTCTCTAAGATGTCCGATAATAAAGACCCGCTCTCTGTTCTGGGGGACGCCAAAATTCTTGCTGTTGAACACTTGCCACTCCGCATCATACCCCAATTCATCCAACGCTCTGATGATGGTCTCGAATGTGTTTCCGTTGTCGTGATTGAGGAGTCCTGTGACGTTCTCAAGGAATAAATATTTAGGTCTGAGAATAGATGCGAACCGAGCAATCTCAAAGAATAGAGTCCCTCTAGTATCTTCAAATCCTGCTCGCTTTCCAGCAATGCTGAAAGCCTGGCACGGAAATCCTCCACAGATAACATCCACACATCCGATTCCTCGAACAGACTCATCTGTAACTCCTGTGATGTCATGAAATTCAAATTCTCCTTCTGTATTATGTATCGCTTTATAACTCTTTCTGGCAAATGGGTCTATTTCACAAAAGCCGACGCATTCATGTCCTGCACGTTCCATACCAAGACGGAAACCGCCGATACCAGCAAATAGGTCTAGGAATTTCAAGATACATCCTCCACTTTCCCACATTTTAGGCATTGACGTTTAGGAGAAATTTTTCCAGTATTCAACGCGATAAAGCGCGGCAAGTCCTTCCAAGAATGCTTGCAAAGCAATTGTTTTATATCATTTATTAATTTCATCGATTTCCTCCAACCAATCACCTTTTGAAACATCTCCGCTTGGGCTAACTGCCATCTGTCAAAATCAGATTCAGCAGGTTTACTATCATCATATCCAACCAACCTAAGGTCTCTCTGCTCTGTTAAGAATTCAATTACTTCTTGTTTAGTCATTACTTCCCTCCAAAAAATCATATATGGTCATCTGCTCCATCTTTTCAAAATAAACTGGGCTGGTAGCTAGACAACATCTGCTCTTTTGCTTTCTTGTAAAAATCCTTCTTGATTTCAAAACCATAGGCCGAGCGGTTCATCTCGATTGCCGCTCTTAGTGTTGATCCACTTCCTGCCACAGGGTCAATTACCACATCGCCCTCATCCGTAAAGATTTCAATCAACCGTTTCAGCACAGGAATAGGCTTCTGTGTCGGATGGATAACAGGGTAAGAGCTATCCTTCTCCCACGGTGCATGATTGAGTATCATAGCGCCGTTGTTATTAAATTTCGGAAGCTTATCACGATACAATACCGTAGCCTCTTCGACTGCCCCGACAATTTTCATATTAGCTTTTAGAGCTTGTGGACTTGATTTTTTTATAAAGTACAGCGGAAAGGCTTTTTTAAATCCATGCTTTTTACCACATTCAATCACCATATCCCTTTGTTGCCATGCATGAAATACAATCATTGCTGGCGCTTTGCCTTTTTCTTTCGGTTCCTTCTTCAATAACCGACTGCAAAAATCAAAGAAATTATTAATCTTAAAATCATTATCCGTATCAAAGAATGACTTTCCAGCCAACTTGCTTTCGCCTTTGGCGTTATCACCGTCCTTGTACCATCGTGGATCACTGGCATAAGCATTATTTCCAAGGTTGTACGGTATATCAGCAATAATCAACTGGGCCCGAGGGATGTTGTACCGTCTCGCATTCTCGAAATGGTCATTAAATAACTCAAATTTCAACTAATCTCCTCCCCCTCACATCGCTCGTTCTCTTTGTATATGCTGGCGACTTGTAAAAGTGTATCGTTGATACCTTAACGCCAAACTTATCTGCCAACTCCTTCGCTGTTCCGATTGCTAGTAGCTCGTCACCTTTGTAGAGAGCGTATTCTTTTTCTGGCACTACCATTAGTCCTCCACCTCTATAATTTTAAAATTCCCCTGCAGATACAACTGCTTTGTCATTACGACACCAACCTGCCAATTTGCGTACCGAAAGGCCTGACGCTCATTGCCGTAGAAAATTTCCAAACCAGTTGTCGAATGCCTCACATCACGGACAAAAGGGCTGTCTTGCTTAAGACCGTGTTTCAGAATGACCCGTTTTACCTTGTCTAATCCTTCCATAAGTTCATAGCCTCCAAAAATTCAGGCGAAACATCAACATTCTTAGGCAGTTCCTGTTCTTGTTGCCTAGCTCGAACGAGTTCTACTGTCAGTAACTTATCATTCTTCCAATTTCGTAAAATCGCTTTGATATAATTCCATACAGGTTTATTGCGAAATACCCCTTCTTTAAGGGCTTCTCTTATTAACTCAGGGCTAAACCCTTCTTCAGTAGCAAATTTCTGTATGTCCTCAATTTCAAATGGACTTAATAATCTTCCAAAGCCAGCTTCGAAATCTTTGAATAATTGCTTGATTGAATAATCGCTATTATTTATACAACTACTACTAGATAAGTTTGTATCTATATCTTTCTCTTGTTCTTTCTCTTTCTCTCCGTTACCATTTGTTTCATCGCTGTTACTTTGTAACGCCTTTTGGTTCTCACGATGCTTGCGAACCCTACGGGCACTTGCAGTTTCGCTACCTACCATCTCTGGGACTTGCTCCAAAAAATACTCCCTATCCGATATTTTTGATAACAGTTTTTTGGACTGTAAAAAAACAAGGGTAATTTTTACATTTTCCACATCTTCGTCAATTACCAGCGCAATTTCTTCAGCCAAGTTATCAGCGACCCCGTCAAAAAATAGAATCCCGTTGTCTTCCAGGCTCAACAGCATCATCTTAAGATAGATAATCGTGTGAGTGTCCCCTCCTGCTATTTTTCGAAGCAACTTCATTTCCTTAGATTTGAAGAAATCCTGTGCGAGTTGAATCCAATAGTACCGCTTATTTGCATTTGCCAATCTCTATACCTCCATTCTCCTCCCACATCTCAGCATTTACACCTTTATTAAACAAGTCCTGCTGATAAATTCTAGCCTTATGCCAAGTATCAAACGACTGTTTTTGGTAAAATCTATAACCACGCTTAGTCTTGGTTTTCTTCGCCACAATCCAGACCATAGCTAGACCTCACGATCTGCCAATAGTTCAGCCTGGCACTTGTTGACACTTTCTAAGTAATCAATCCGTCGGTTTAGTTGGTCAATAAGTCTAGCTTGCCCTATACACTCTTGGTTTTTTAGTAAGGCCAACTTCTTAAACTCCTTGACCCTGTACCTTTCATATGAAAGTTCACGTTCCAACTCATGTTGACTTTGAGAGATATAGTCATCTTCCTCAATGCTCATAAACTTCTTCATCATTTCCAAAAATTTCATATCATCCTCCGTAATATCTACGAATCTGCAAGTAACGCAGATTCCGTTCTGGTTGCTTTTCTTCAGGCTCTTTGACCTCTATTTCTATCTCAACAGGCTTTCGGATCAGCCAGATTAAGATTGGGGTCAAAACAGCAATAAATGCCAAACCTTGCTCAGCTGTCAACATCAATTCTTCTGTCATATCGCTGTCCTTTGCCAATTATTGTGGTACCATTCAATTACAGCATCACGAGGGTACTTCTCGCGAGCGTTCGGAATACGTGGGAAATCTTTGTGGCAATTAAATCGTGCATCAAAACTTCCTGTGTCTTTAGTTCCTAAGAGCATTTCAGCACATTGTGACTTGTTGAGTTCCATAGGAAACCGTCTCTTTTCGTCCGTAACAACGTGCATAACCTTCAACGCTCTGTCCATTAGGGCTGATTCGAATTCATCAACCATTTGTAATAATCTGCTGTCCATGGTATAATCCTCTTGTATCTTTATATATGAGCCTGATTGCCGTCAGGCTTTTTGTTCACTGTTCAACACGTCTATCCTCGATAACATTTTCTAGGTGTCCCTTGTATGTATTAATAAATATATTTGAAATTTCATAATACATACTTCTAGCTATTTCGACATCTCTACCATCTAACTCCCTAACGTTTTTTGCTCCAAACATTAAGCAAACAAGTTTTCTGATGAGCGTTTCTGGATCAGCATATAACGACGGTTTAGTGAACATGAAACCATCTCCCCAACGGCTTCTCTCATGTACAAGTTCTGTAAGAGATTTGTGATAAGCAGGTGGTCTTTTCGACTGTTCCTGTACATACTGAACAATCTCTGGATATTCTCTATTTATTTCTGCAACTCTTTTATCAATAATTGCTAGGTCTTTGAAAATAGAATTATTTGCTTGTGAGGTAATTTTTTTAGCCACCTCTTTAGCAATCAACTCCTCTAGTTCATTTTTGTTTATTGTTATTGTTTCTGTATTCATTGTGATATAATACCTTTATATAGTTTTTTATTGAGCCTGATTGCCGTCAGGCTTTTTGTGTTGTATTCCAGTAGGTTTCCAAGTTGACTGACAAGATTGCTGCCAGGTTTTTCTTCTCGGTCTCAATCTGTCGTCGATATGGTGTCAAGCCGTCCAATCGCTCCTGCTCTGACTTCGGTAGGTAATATCCATTGGGCTTGGTCTTCTTTGCTACAATCGGATGATTAAAATTAACCCGCAAGCTTTCAATCACTTCTTCCAAACTACGTTTTGAAACACCGAATATCAACCGTAGCTCACTTGCTTGAATCGGCAAATCGTAGCTAGCATTATTTTTGATAGCATTGAGAACTTTGATTTCCAAGTCATTCATTTCCCTAGATACTGTCATGTCATTTCCTTTCTGATTTTTCCTAGTGCCAACACAGTCTCCCACACATCCAACCCCTCGAGGCTATCGACTACCAGTTGACTGAGCTGGTAGTTCTTCTTTTGCCAGTTCTGGATTAGTTTGCTAGTCATCTTCTTCCACCACATTCTGCACTTCCACAACCTCTACATGAGCCTGCTTGACTATCAAATCTTTAGAAGCGCAGTAGCGAATCAAGATACTCACTGCCTCACCGATTTTCAAATCATGCTCATTGGCAAAATCTACAACATATTCATATGCGTCCGATTAAATACGGACCACTTTTTCAGCTATCTTCATTTGTTCCTCCTCAAAACTTCTTCCACGGATTTTCAATTCCCAAGACAGTAGCAACGTTTTGCTTCACATTGTCACTGCCTTTTCCGTAGCGTAACAACTCAGAAATGACCGAACTAGACACGTTAACACTTTGAGCCAATTCAGACTGCTTCATATCTAGCTCAATCAAGCGAGTTTTAATCAGAGCTTTGATTTCTTTTAACTCTTTGCTCATATTATTCCTTTCTTAAATGTGGTAAAACGCTAGCCTCTTCAATTTCATCTCCCAATACAATCTTGTGTTGGGACTTTTCATTGTCAATATAGGCACTTGCCATTTTTCTAACTCGACTTGCAACCATCTCGCAAATCGTGGCTGTCTCGACTGGAAGATCTGGATACTTATCAAAATAAAACGTGCGAGTTTCCAATTCGGACAAGTTATCACACTCCTTCAAAAGTTCCATAAATGCCGATTCAGCAATGTTATCAATAAGTTTGACAGTTGTTTCAATGTCAGATAAAAAACTTTTTGTGAGTTTTTTCATCAGTATGTTTCCTCCTTTTTATTAATTTTGCTAAAAAGTTAGCGAACTTCTTGACAAGTCTAGTCAAATGTTTTAAAATGAGAACATAGAGAAAAGACCTACTAAAAGTAAGGTATTACCTAGACAAACAGACGCCAATCAGTTTCATTAGGCTTTATTTTTTAGTTGTCTTGTTCGCTAACTCTTTAGCTTACGATTATAATTTTAAAACATTTGACTAAATAAGTCAACTATTTTCTACAAATATTTTAAAATTATTTTTCGTGTGCTTAGAAAGGTTGATAAATCAATGTTTGTAGCATTCGACAAAATAAAAGAATTAGCTGATAAACAAGGTATTTCTATAAATATTTTAGAAGAAAAGCTAGGATATGGAACAAATACACTTTATCGTTTAAAAAGAAGTAATCCTAGTTCTAAGGTATTGAAAGAAATTGCTGACTATTTTGATGTTTCTGCTGATTATCTCCTCGGCAGAACAGATAACCCACGAATTGCAGATGACCAGAAGTTCTACTTTGAGGGACAAGAAGTGGATGTTGAGGAACTAGCTGGCACTGCCATGCGTTTCAACGGTAAACCACTGACCGACAAGGACAAGAGAGCTATTCAGCGAATCATTGAAGGTTTCTTATTATCTCAAGAGGAGTAATTTCCTATGACAGTTAGAGAGCTTTGTCAAAAGTTCCAGATTAGACTACATATCTTTGAAGATGATGAATACGAGGATGAAGCTTTCTATATACCTGGACTACAAACTATGTTCATCAGTAGCAGTATCGCTGAAGACGAACGAGTAAAAGTGGCCTTGCATGAATTGGGTCACAAAGGGCATTTACCACATCTCTACGAAATATTTCGTGAGAAATACGAGATGCAAGCAAACAGAAATATGATTCATCATCTACTCAAAGCAGAAATGGAAAATTGTGAAGATTATTCACATTTTAACTATCTAGTCTTTATGGAGAAGTATAAACTGAAAACCATAGCTGATGAGGCTATGGTAAAGGAAGAATATTTGAATTTAGTTGGCTAAAAATACGTGCAAATGCTGATCCACGTTAAAAGCTGCGATAGGAGATTCTCATGGAAAAGAAAAGTGAGAAAAAAGCGTTAGGCATTATTGCCATTGTCTTAGGTGTTATTGCATTGCTTGGTTCTTGGGTTCCAATCATCAATAACATTTCATTCTTCTTTGGGCTACTTGCTCTATTGTTTGGTGCTATTGGACTTTTTGTAAACCGCAAAAATTCAAAAACTCTAACAATCGTTGGTACAGCACTAGCTGTAGTTTCGATGGCAATTGTACTAATCACTCAATCAATGTACAGTAAAGCCATTGACGAAGCAAGCAAAGCTGTCGAGACAGCTGTAAGCGAAGTTGAAACATCTATGTCATCTTCTCAAGCAGCGGTTGATGAAAACTTCAAATGGACAAAAGCTGACTTTGATGCTCTTGTAGTTGGTGAAAGCATGTCTGGTGTTGGTGGTACAAACTTGGACGAAATCGTTGCTAAATTTGGTGAGCCACAAACTTCATCAGAATCATCTTCCGAAAACTATACAACAAAATACGTTGACTACAATACAATGGGTGGAACAGAATACAAGAGTGTATCACTACAATTTGTACAACAAGAAGATGGTTCTTGGTTGCTATCTTACAAACATTCAAGCGGGATTGAATAATTTGTAAAAATAAAAAAGCCCTACGCTCAAATTTTGGTCGAGGAGAGCGTAAGGCGAATCATGTACAGTAACAACCTGCTTTTCAGTAGGTCTCTTTACTATACCCATTTTATCAAAAAAGAAAGGGTAAATCAATGGCATCTTACAGAAAACGTAGCAACGGCTGGGAATATCGGATTTCCTACAAAAAGCCAGACGGTACTTTTGGTTCCAAGTCGCAAGGTGGTTTTGCAAACAAGACCCTGGCAAAAGCTGCAGCGATTAAAGCAGAGCAAAAATTGTTAGATGGTCTCATGGAAAATGAAAGTATCACACTTTTGGATTTTTCAAAGACTTGGGCTGAAATTTATAAAAGGCCTTATGTAACAGATAAAACTTGGGAAACTTATGATAAGAATATCAGGCATATTCAACGTTTTTTTGGTCATATTAAGTTAAAGGATATGACGCATACTTATTACCAGAAAAAACTCAATGAGTTTGGGCAAAAATATGCTCAGGAAACACTGGAAAAATTCCATTATCAAATAAAGGCAGCAGTCAAAGTGGCGGTCCGTGAAAAATTGATTGCAACCAATTTTACAGATGGTGCTGTTGTCAAATCGCAAAAACCAAAACGATCTGTTGAAAATAGTTATTTAGAGGAGCACGAGTATTTAGCCCTAATTAGCCACACACGCTCGCATATTCAGTACGTGACTGAATTTACCCTTTACCTCATTGCAGTCACAGGAATGCGTTTTTCTGAGGCTCTGGGGCTTACTTGGAAAGACATTGACTTCCACAACGGTATTATTGACATTAACAAAACATTTGACTATTCTATCACTCAAGATTTTGCTCCGACCAAAAACCAACAGTCTATCCGAAAAATTCCAATTGATGACAATACCATTATCATACTAAAAAACTACAAAAAAAATTATTATAAAGATAATAAGCTGGGGCGAATCTGCTACGGCACCTCAAATTCTTATACCAATCGGAAACTCAAACAGTTGGTTGGTAGGAATGTCCACAATCACTCACTTAGACACACATATGCTTCTTTTTTAATTCTGAAAGGTGTTGACCTCATTTCCATCTCGCAATTGCTGGGACATGAAAATCTTAATATCACACTCAAGACATACGCACACCAGTTGGACAAACTAAAAGAGAAAAATAACCAGCAAATCAAACAGATATTCTCTGAATTATAA